ATCGAGAACGGCGCACCACAACCGTTTTGGCTGCTGGTTCCCGACACCCGTTGAAACGGGAACGTAATGATGTTGGGTATCTGGCTGCCGACATCAATCCAAACCTCAGTCGTTACTTCGCCCAGCAAATAAACCTGCCGGTGGTCGATAATCAGCGCCACCAGCTTGTCAGGCGACCCATCCTTAGCCCCGTACAGCCCCGTGGTGGACAAGGGCGACCCCAAGTCAGTCACCGCCCAATTCTGCGTTCCTGGCTCGTTGTAGGCGACATAGTTGTCCACCGTATCGACGGTATTTGCACCCTGCCAATCGCCGTCAGTTGATGGCAGGGTCACAAACGTATTGGTGGCCACAACGTAGTAATACCGATTAACCCCATCGACTAGATAAGCGGTCAGCCCTTGCGTGGTCATTACGTTGTCCGTAATAGACACCGGCCCTGAGTTGGTGGTCAGGGTGCCGACCTGAATATAGCTAAGATCAGTGGCAATACGATAGACCCGACTGCCACAGACCGCGATGGCATATTGCAGGCCAGATAGCGCCCTCATCCCGCGAATCTCAGCAGGGATCGGGAATTGGATTTCGGTAACTAAGCCTGGCGTTGGATACAGCGCAACAATACCGCGCTCACCCGGCTGTTTAGTCGGGTCGATTTCAGGGTAAAAATTAATGCACTCAGAATCGTTTTGGTAGATTGACCGAGTTGTATAAGACGCTCCAACGAAACCAAAGTCCATGCTAAGTCCCCTGACGCAATCTGTTGCGGCGCAATAACGAATCAATGGTTGCGCGTTTTTTGTTCATGGCCATTGCTATTTGTTTCGACGTTTGCCCTAATTTCCGCATTTCTAATACTTGTTGAATTTCATCATTGGTAAACACTGACCTGTGATGATCTTCGCCTTTTGGTAATACTCTACGCCCTTTTTTTACGCAATCTTCGTTGTTTGTTTTGATGTCTGCAACTCGCAAATGTGCTGGATTGCAGCAAATTCGGTTGTCACAAAGGTGCATCAAAAACCCGTGCGCCTTTTTATCTCGCGGCGCTCGTAATTCAATTTCACCGGGATACGCCAAGTTATAGATAACCCGATGAGCGTAGTAGCCAACATCATCAATCCAAGTGCGCCCATATCCTGATTCCGTTAGGTATCCCACCCACGGCCAACATTCGTCCGGCTCTCGAATATCAACCTTGCTCCACAACACATCCGGCGTATTTGCTGGCCTGCCGGGGTTTGGCGAATCTATGGTGCCTTTTTTCTTTCTTAAATATTCCCTCATGTAAGCGTTGTATTTCAAACGCTGTTCTTCGGTTTTTCCCATGACAACTCCTTTTCAAAAGAGCTGTCATATTATCTTAATTCCGCACTACTGAACATTATATAAATCAGCCGAACCCTCCATCGTATATAAAGGCCGCATCCTTCGGTCTGCCAGTCATCAATACGTCAGGATACTTGCTGACCTGTGGCGGCTTCATGTTTGTGCGCTTGATCGTAGCCTTCGCCTGTGCTGCATACGCCGTGATCTGGCTTACCTGAATCTGGTTGATCTTGCCGTACATTGGCATCATGCGCTCGGCCAAACACCAGCGCAGCGCCATGTTGTAACCCTGTGGGAACTCCATTGACCCGTACAAGTCACCAAACTCGCGGAAGATGGTCTGGGTAAACAAGTGCATCTCGCCCTGAGCTGGGTTTGGCCACAGATAGATAGTCCCCAGCAGCTCAGACGGCTGGTAATACAATGACTTTGGCCATGGGCCATTTAAAGTTTTTAGGCCGATGGACTCGTATTCCTCAAGGCTCAGAATCGCAATTGGATAGTCCAAACCGCCGCCATAAATCGGCACGCCGTTGGATGTCGTTGTCACCCGCACAAACGCGCTCTCAATCGTCAAGGGGCGTTGGTAGTACGCATCAATAATCTGGCTTACCACCGGCGTTGTGTGCGTCCTGCTAACCGTATAAGTGCCTTGCTCGTTGACGTTGCCGCCTGCGCCTGTTCCGAACCCCACTATTGTGGTGCCGGATAGCACGCCCGACCCTGATAGCGTCATGCCGATGGTGATCGCGCCCTTAGTCACCCCGTCCTGCGGCACTGTCAGCGTCGTGCCGCTGATTGATCCAATAAACCTAGCCGATACATTCCCCGACGGACCGATGGTGTATTGCACCTGATTCTGGACGCAGGGAAACACAATCTCGGTGCGGTAGAACACCATCATGTTTTCGTTCGACCACTGCGCCAGCATATCGTTGAGCAAATCCAGCCCGTCCTGGGCTTCGTCTGCGGTCGGCACTTCGCCAGCAGCCAACGCGCCAATGTCCTTCATAGCGCGTGTAATGATGTCGTATGGCGTGGTCATTATGCCTCCGATGGTTTTTGTAATTCTTCTATTTTTGCGGTCAATTCTTTTACCGCAGCAACCAATAAAGGAATTACGTCAGTATATGAAAGCCCCAAATAACCTTCATGGTTTTCATTAACTGCTTCGGGCAAAACTTTTTGAACATCTTGGGCAATCAAAAATGATCTGCTTACATCGGCTTTGTCTGTGATGTATTTGCCGGTCACAGCGCGAATTTCAGACAATTTTGTTGTTGCGTTTTCAATAGGTTTCAAATTTTCTTTCAGCCTTTCATCCGACGCACTTGACCACGATGTTGCGTTGTCTTGCAAATAAACACCGGCTGATCCTTGTTCCGCAAATGCCGTGCCAGTCCACGTTACCGGCCTGATGTAGTATTCCGCGCCATCTCCGGTTCCGTTTGTTTTAATAGAATACGCAGTCCACCCACAGCGGTTATTGTTATCGCCAACACCGCCAACTGAAACAGTACGGGCTTTAGCGCTGGTATTGTTATAGCCACCAGCAATTAGTCCTATTCCCAAATCAGGAATTGGGCCATAAGTTGTGGCCGTTACATAAAAATTATCTGCGGTTTGTGCGCGTTCTAATATAATTTCGCTAGTTCCATCTTCATTTGCAATAATGTTGTCGTTTAACAATAAATCGACAATTTTCAAACCATCGCGTCCTACCCAAAATGTTTTGAACCCATTATCAATAAAAGCGCCTGCACCGCCTGCATTTGTTGGATTGATAATTGCGTTGTAAAAACCTGACTGATTGTTGCCACCTGGGCCGTTGCCAGTCACAACTTCAATTCCTGTGCCGCCAGATACTTCAACGTAGCATCCAATTACTGCACAATCATTGCCGCGTAAATAAAGGCCATCGCCAGTTCCTTCAAACGTACAACCAATAAAAGTGTTTTTAATACCACCATCATGGTAAACACCCCAATTGGTCATGTTTGAAAATTTATTGTTGATAAATGTGTTGCTGTTACTGGGCAAGTTTCCAGCGGTTGTAACAGACATATAAATGCCGTAGTCACAATCCGTAAAAAAACAACTATCAATTTTGTTGAAAAAACTATCTGTTCCAGTTCCAACGCTCATGTTTAGGCCCTGAGCAAAACCAGTAACAATGCAAGATTCCAAAGTGGAATACTCATTTGCACCCCAGTTAATTCCGACAGACGAACCTTTGGAACCGCTTTTTTCAAATTTAATACCTTTAATATTTACGCCGCCACGGGTATTGGGGCGCAACAATGTTCCGGTTCCTGAATAAACTAAACTTACCCAATCAGCACCAGCACCCGTAATTGTGCTAATTTTTTGGTACGCAGTTTGGTATTCCAAACCGGTTCCGCTAATCAAATACGTTCCAGCGGGAAAAAACACGTTGTTTGACGCATCAAAAGCCGATTGAATTGCTGCTGTGCTATCTGCAACACCAGTTGGGTCTGCGCCATAATCCAGCACGTTGGCTGGTGCGCCCGTGGTCATAAAATACGATGCTTTGGTCAACGACATTTTTTACCTCACGCTTTCAATAATTCAATTTCGGTTTTTGCCGCGCTTAAATCTTGTTTCAATTCTTTGATTGCAGCCACCAATAAAGGAATCAGGTCGGTGTAAGCCAAGCCTAAATATCCTTCACAATTTTCGCTTACCGCTTGTGGCAATACTTGTTGAACATCCTGGGCAATCAAAAATACGCGGCTGGTTTGTTCATCGTCGGCTGCGTATCGACCTGTCATAGCCCTCAAAGTCATTACTTTGTCAGCGGCATTTTCAATTGGTTGCAAGTCCGTTTTTAATCTTTCATCTGATGCGCTTGACCATGACGTTGCGTTGTCTTGCAAATACACGCCAGCGGAACCTTGTTCAGCAAATGCTGATCCCGACCATGTAACGGGGCGAATGTAATATTCAGCGCCGTTTCCGGTTCCACCCGTTTTGATTGAATAGGTTGTCCATCCACAACGATTTCCGTTGTCACCAACACCACCTACTAAATTTAAGCGGGCTTTTGATGTGGTGTCGTTGTAGCCTCCTTGGTTGTTGCCAAACCCTGTAAAATCACTAATTGGATAACCACCAGGTTGCGAAAAAATCTTGCCGCCGCCTTGAATGGTTCCAGTAACAGAAAGATTTGTTGCACCAGGATCGGTCGTGTTACCAATGGAAACGCCGCCAGCAGCAAAAAATCTTACTCGTTCAGCCCTTGCGCCAGCATTACGCGACACCCAAACAAAATCGGCAGCGGTGTTTCCGGAGTTTTGAACGCCGCCAAAATACCATTCGCCGTTTGCTTCAGTAAATGCAGCATACAGCGCATTGTTTGATGCGCCTGATGTTGGGTTATAAACTTGTGCAATGTAATTAAGCGCAGCGGTAGATGGATTGTAGGCCGTGCTGCTACTTACTCGTGCATCAAATCTTACGGCTGGACTTGCAGTTCCAAGGCCCAAACGATTATTAGTATCGTCCCAAAAAAAGTTGGCATTATCTTGGCTGTAAACACCTGACGCGCCAGCAAATACAACTGATCCAGTTGTGAATGCTGTGCCAGTTCCAGTACCACCACGCGACACCGCCAAGGTTCCTGTCCATCCTAACGTAAGTGAGGCTGCGTTTAATAACGCCGTGGATGCGCTGCCGCCTAAAGTCAAAGTGACATTGGTGTCGTCGGTTTTGGTCAGGGCCGCTGGCGCATTCCATTGTGGGGCCGTACCTGATGACCCTAACCAACGGCCTGATGCACCAATGGCTAACTTTGTAAGGGTTGTGCCGCTGGCGTAATACAACAAATCTCCCGCCGTATAACTGGTCAGGCCCGTGCCGCCCGCCGTTGTCGGGGTGGTTTTCCAGGCTATAACTTGTACGTTGTTGCTGTTGTCTTTATAAAACAATTTGCCGTCGGTAATGTTAATAGCAAGTTCCGACCCCAACGTGCTGTTGGTTAGGTTTCCAGCAGCGGGCGCGTTTGTAGTCGTGCTGCTGCTGTAAATTAAGATTGGGGTGTAGCCTGTTTGTGCCATAGTTTTCTCTTACAAAATACTTTGAGCGTTGATAATTGGTTGAATATCAACCCCGTATTTATTTTGAATTCTGTAAGTTTCTGTGCCAGCGTCCCAATAAATGTTTATTGTTGCTGCATTGTCTTTAGTAGTGGTAAAAATTCCACCGGCACTTTCCAATAATTTTGTGACGTTTTTTGCGCTTCCATTTAACGACACAACAACTGTCCCGATATTCGCGCCTGAATTATTGCGGCAAATTATTGTGTAAATTCCTTGGCCCGTTAAACCAAGAGCGTTTGCCAATGTAAGTGGTCGTGTTCCATTGTTTCCTATGTTTGAACCAATGTTTGCACCTGATCCCGATACAGTTAAATCAACATTATTATTTGCCCATACACTTTGAATCATTTCTGTGTATGTAAATGGAACATTGCTGTAAAAATCGTTATTGGTGATTGTTGCGTAACATAAATATCCACCATCAATACCTGTTCCACCGGATATTTTGTTATTAGATATTGTTATGCCTCTGTAATCGTATGTCGAAGCATTTAATGAAATTGCTGTGCTAAGAGTGTTACCTTGAATTGTGTTCCCTGAAATAAAAGCACCTCTACCAGTAGCGGCAGACAAATCAATTATTGTTCCTGAAAATGATGCAAGCGTGTCGCCCATCCAGTTATTTGTAATTGCCAATCCATTTGCTAAACCATTCGCTTTAATTGCGCCTATATCAATAGTTTCAAACACGTTGCTTGTGATTGTTGTGGCAGAACTATCATCTAAACCAATAGCCGCAACTGTTGATTCTTGAAACCAACAATCTGAAATGCGAGTAGTATTTACTGATGCACCGCTGCTTCTAATTTGATATTGCCCATATCGGAAAAAACATCTTTCAATGGTAGTAACAAGTGCTGTTGAAAGTTTAATCATTTCCGATATGGCAGAAAGTGCCGTATCACCTAAAAACACGCAACCTTGTATGTAATTACCGGATGGATTTGAAGCACCGTTGTCTAGGTTAATTACTGTGCCGTCAAAAGCATCATTTATCGCGTAAAAAGAAATGTTGGCTACTTCACACGCATTTGCGCCTGTCATATCTAAAACCGGCCCTGAACCGGCAGTACCAGTCCATCTCCATTGAACGGACGTATTTCCTTGAAAAGTATTAGCAGAGCCAGCATCACCGTACAACGAAACACTAAACATATTGCTAATATCAATAGTGCTGCTAATAGCATAAATTCCTTGCGGAAAATAAATGCGGCCGCCTTTTGATGCGGGTAAACTATCAATGGCATTTTGTATTGCTGTTGTGTCGTCAGTAATTCCATCACCAACCGCGCCAAAATCTTTGACACTTACCGTCTGAGCTAATTTATCTTCAACATTGGTTGCAACTGATCCAGTAAACGGTGGGTCATAAGTTACTTGCGAAGCATCAACCGCGCCGCTGCTGTTTAGCTGCGAAGTCGTAAACTTGACCGACGCGCCAACGTGCAGCCCCGAAACAAACGTTACAGTGTCGCTGTCGGTTTCGACATAGGCATACTGTGCGCCTGGCCCGTACTGATTCACCCCATCCACAAATACAGACAGGCTGTTGGTGCCTGGTTGGTACTGCATAGTGGTCAGGTTAAATACTGTCTGCCCAGCAGTAGCCGTCTGAATTTCCTGTTCGTTGGTAAATGCAACAAAGTTGCTATTAATGCCTGACAAATTGTCGTAAGTGCCAATCAAATTGCTGGCCGAATCCTCAACCACAAACTTGTAAGTAATGCCATCGGTCAGCCAAATCTCGCCGTTTGGCACCCGCCCTGCGCCATCCAGCACAATCGGGTTGCTGTGGGCAATGCTGCCCAAACTGCTGGTGTAAGTCGCCGCAGGTGTCGTGGTGCCAGCCGTGTAGGTGTAAATCTTGCCACCGGCCAACGGGTTGCCGTTGTTGTCAAATAACTGCCCAGCTACGCCGAAAACAGGAGAAAGAAAAACGGCCATAGTTAAACCTCAGGTATAAATGTTTGCGGTAGCCACGGCGCAACCGCCTTTGGCTTACTAATCACAGCGATCTGGCGCTCTAACGTGGCTTGGATAATCTCTCCCGCCTCAGCCGTCACCCACTCCACCACATCAGCCTCTTGGACTTCAGCAAACGGCTTATCGCTCAACTGCTTAAAAAACCACCAGCCTTCAGTCTGAACGTCGCCCATCGAGCATAGGTATTTCGCGGCGGTAATTACGCCATCCCGTGCTTCAATGTCCAAAATCTTGCAATTCATCAGAATGCGCCTCCACCTATGCCGCCTGTGGTCGTTAGAACCCCGCTCGACGGGTTAAATTTGAGTTTGGTCGATGATACGCTGATAGCGCGGTTTCCAGATGTGTTGTTGACCCAAGTAACGTAATAATCTGCGTTTGTCGTGGTGTCATCTGTCACCGCCACGTTATTTGCGTTCGTCGCAGTTGTCGCCGATCCAGCCGACCCGTCAATATTTACCCCTGTCAGGCTTTGGCTGGCGCTTGCCCTGTTTAACGCAATGGCGGTCGTGCCGATATACAGCGTCGAATTACCCAACACCCCTGACGGAATCGTGCCTGACAGTTGACCGGCTGGCAAATTGGTCAAACTTGCGCCCGACCCGCTAAATACCGTTGAGCTCAAGGTGCCGGTCGACGGGTTGTATTGCAGCTTGGTCGAACTGGTGAATTCAGTGGTCAGATTACCGCTAGTCTGATTCGCAAACAGCGGGTAAAACGTCGAATTGGTAGTTGTGTCATCCGTGACCGTCGCGTAAGCCACTGGCGTGACCCAGCTCGGCGCACTCGTCCCATTACTCTGTAAGACCTTGCCAGAATCCCCAGCCGCAGACGTTAGAAATGCCGTCGTGCCGGTCGCAGATTGGTACGGAATACTGGCCGCAGCCCCGCCTGCCAAATTCGTCGCGGTCGTTGCATTTGTTGCGTTTGTGGCGTTGCCGACCGTAATGCTGGCAGGATCAGTCCAAACCGGCGCAGACGCGCCTGCGGTCATAATGTAATTCAGGGTGCCAAGACCCAAGAATGTTGTAGCCCCTGCGCCCGTCTGATACGGCACAGCGCCGGTCGTGCCGCCAGCCAAATTCGTCGCTGTGGTGGCTGTGGTCGCCGATCCTGCGCTGCCAGCGGTCGCCGCGTAGCTAACCGACAAGGTACTGGCTTGCACGTTTGTCCAATACTGCCCCGTGCCGTTGTATTGCAAAACATCTAAGTTATTCAGCGTACTGAACTGCACGTTGCCGTCGGTGCCGCCCAAAACCGACCCATAAGTCGGTCGTACAAACAAAATGCCGTTGGACGTTCCTACATGAACCACTGCCGCAACCAACACAATCGCATTCGGGACTGCTGGCTTATTTTTAGTCAGCCCACCCGTCACCGCAGGGTTGTAATACAGCTCATCGCCTTGCGCCCACATTTCAGCGCCGCCCGTGGTGTTGATGTTTTTGACCTCACCAAACGACACCACAAAAATCCAGTCGTTGTTGTTGCCGGATTCTGCGGCCAGGCCAAGAATGTATTGGCCCTGGTCTTTGGTCAGACCCGTGGCGGCTGCGCCCACCAATCCACCTGATGCGCCCAGCGTGTTGGCAAACATGACCACTTGGCCTTTGGTAATCGCCCCCTGGCACTTGACGCGGTAAAACTGTTCTTCGCCAATCTTTTGCACCACGTTGCCGTTCATTTGGAACGCAAGGGTTTGGAATTGGTCGGTGCTGTCGTAGTACAGTCGCGCCGTCGCATTGGTCGGCAGCGGGTTTTGCGTGCTGTTAAAGTCGATATATGTCGGGGTCGCAATTGCGCCTGTAATCGCTGACAGGCTCGTGATGTCGTTGTTTGCCCCTAGAACCGCAGCCGATAGGTTCGCCCTAGCGCCAGCCGCATCCGATGCCCCTGTGCCGCCATGCAGTACCCCAACGTCGGTGGCTTCCCAAACGCCCGTGCCAATCGTGCCAAGCGTTGTGATGCTGGTTTGCCCCGCGTAGGTCGTGGAAATGCGCAATCCGCTGCTGCTGGCATCCAAAGTCGTGCCATTTAGCTTGACCGAGAACTGATTCGAGATCAGTTGCAGGCCATTCCCTGCGGTGTACGTCCCCGCCCCGCTAAACTGCGTCCACGGCATATTGGTCACGCCAATTGTGCCGGTTGATCCCGCCGTAGTCACCCAGCCGGTTGCCGAAAGCGTCGCGCCGTCCTCAATAAACGTGAACGCACCAGGCACTTCAGCCCAGTTATTCATGTCGGCGGTGCGCGTCCAGCCCGATGCCGATGCTGCATAAATGCCGTTTTGCGCCTGATTCGCCTGATTTTTGACCAAAATACGGTCACCAGCGGTCAGGCTTGATACCCAATCACCACCCGCCTGTGTACCCAGCCCCGACAGCGTGATGTTAGCCGTTGTGGTGTACAAACACGACGCTTTGATGTCCAAACCCTGCGCCACCGAATCCACATAGGCCTTATTCGCCACATCGGTGTCTGCCGTCGGGGTCGCTGCAACTTGCGCGGTCGTGAAATACGCCGCAGCCGGTACGTTCCCACCAATAATCGACGAATCGATGGTCGAATTCGTGATTGTCAGCCCCGACTGATTCGGGTTAATAACCGGATAAAAGTACGAACCAGCAGGGCCGACCAGCGTTATCGGCGTAAACGTCGGCTCAGGGCCGAATATTCCCTGTACCGGAACGATGTTTATAGTCTGCTGGCTGGCGACTTGATTCGCCATGATTACCCAGCCGCAACAGGAGTTACATAAACGTCACCGGCTGCTGAATTGCCGATTATGGATACAAAAAAGTTATTGCGCGGTGCCGGAATAATTATCGGATAGATCATATTCGGCGGCAAAACCACGCCAGGCGTGGAGGCGGTAGTCAATGGCACCACAGGAGTCGCAGTCGTGGCGCTGGTCGATCCCAAGCTCACGCTGACCGTCGCCGCGCCGACATTTAACAGCGCAACATAGTTGTTTTGGACGTTGGTATTTGGGGTAATTTGCAGCGGCGTGGAAGCGCTGCTCGGTACAGTAATGCGGGTCGTTGGCCCGTTCGGTCTGAAACTTGGCAGCATAGCTTTGCCCCTTATCTAAATTTCAATATGAAAAAACCACCCCTTTGGAGGGTGGCTTTTCCAGTGCGTTATTCCATTCCGATTAGGAAAGGAACGTCAGGTCGTAGCCGTAGATATAGACATCGGCTGTGGCTGCTGCGCCCTGCGCGGTGGTGCAACGGATGTACAAGACATCGCCGGTCAACGCATCGGTATCGTCAGCTGCCGTCACAACCACCTTGTCGCTGGCCGAGTTGCCGGTCAGCGCATAAGCGGTTTTGACTGCGGTGCCGGTGCCGCCTGCGCCCGTACGCACCGCCAATTCCGCAGTGGTCAGGTCAACGCTGGCGTTAGCCACGATGATGTCCTGAACGCTGTAAGACGATGAATTAAGCACGTTGGCAACGGTATCTGCCACCGAGTTAAGGTTGACACCCTGTGCGCTGGCCAGCAGGCGGTATGCCTGGTTAGTGGCCAGATTCGAGGGGTGGTTGGTAGTGGTACTTGCTGGTCCTGGATTGCTCATGTCAGTTTCCTTTCAATGGTAATTAGGCTGCGACACGGCAGGCCAGTTCTTGATACAGCGGAGCCCAGCCATACAGGACATCAAGACGGGTCGGGATCGAGTCGTTGTTGATCGTATATTGACGAACCACACGAATCGACAGACCCAGCTCCTTGTCCGATGCACGACCAGCAAAATGCACACCGTCCGGCAGCTCAAGGTCAGCAGTCGCCAGCGTAAACGCATTGCGGTGCATAACGATGTTCTGCGGCGATACGGTGCCGGTGGCCGACGTACCGATGGAAAACGGGGTCACGGTCGCAGTCGCCGAAGTGGTCGGGATGGTGACGTTCTGGAACTGGCCGCCGGTGATGATCGCCGGAACCACGGTCACTTGCATGGTGGACGAACCCGAACCCGTAACGGTGGACTGAACCACGAAGTTCCGCGCCTTGTTCGAACCATACGCCTGACGGTTCTGTGGGTTGACCGCAAACACGTTAGCGATCTGGATCACATCGCCTTGACGCAGGGTCAGGCCAGCCGAATGGGTCAGGGTAATGGTCGAGGACGATGCCCAGCCGGTCGAGATACCGATTGACTGAGTGTTAGCCGTCAGCGTGCCAGCGGTCGTAGTCCACGCGCCGAAAGTCTGCGCGACCACGTTCTGGTCCATCTTCCAGTTCATACCGCCCGAATCACGACCCATCAGACCTTTTTGGTACTGATCTGATACCGACGATTGCGGGTTAAACAAACCTTTCAGGCTGTCAACAATGGTCGCCGAAGTGAATGGTTCGATGATGCAAGAACGACGGCCATCACGCGGTGCGCCTTCCGAGTCCAGATAAGCCTGCGCGGTCAGGTAAGTGATAAGACCAGTCGGCGGCGTGCCAGCAGTACCGACGATGTTCGCGGTATTGTTTTTCGCCATTGTTAGACCGTCAAAGTCGATCTTGTTGGCAATAGCAGCCACAGCAGGCTTTAGGACGCGGTCGCTGAACATATCAAGCGACAGTGCCAAATCCTGAGTTGTGAACTGGGTGTCAACGTGGAACTGGGTTGACAGGGTGACAGGGATGCTGGTTTCGTTGAAATCTTCAACATTCAGCGCAGGGCCGGTCGTACCAATGAAACGGCCAGGACGACGGACGTTCAGGGTGTTACCAATTTTCGCGCCGACAACAGCGAATTGATCGTCATATTCGCGGTTGACTTCGCTCGTAAAGGTCAGTTCGTTTTCCAAGACCATCAACGCCTCGTTGGTGATCTTGCTAATGGTTAGCAAATTATTGGACATTTCTATTTCCTTTTAGAAAAGGGTGTAAATGTCAGCGGATTTTCTTCGCTTGTCGGGCGGCTTTCCATTGTTGATACGTCCCGTGGAAATTGCCGTCGGCATCCAAGTTCGCATCAACCGTGTTGACCGCACCGCGCAGCGGGTTAATCGGCGCTGGCGCTTTTGACTTCGCAGCGACAGGCTTCGGTTCCGGTTCTTTAGCCTTCTCGAATCGTGCTTCGAGTTTCCCAATCTCTCGAACAGCGGACACTGCGGACATATCGGCCAATTTCTTTGCAAAGTCGGTGTTTTCAGCCAACCAATACAAAATTTTTGGCCCATGCTCTGACTCAATGATCGCATCGCGGACGGGGTCAGATACCCTAACGTCACTGCTTTGCACCATGTCATCAAAATCGGGTAATTCGTTCTTGGCCGCATTTACTCGGTCAGCCCACGCAGAAAACTTTGCTTCCTGCTCGGCTGCCGCTTTGCGTGCCTTTTCCTCTTTATCCCGTTCCAGCAGCTTCTTGTCAGCGGTATATTCGGCAAGCGCTTTGGCGTACTCGAACATATCGTTGAACATTTCCGGCTTCGGTTCCTCGCCTAAGTCATCCTGCTCGGCTTGCGCCGGTGGACTCACTTTGGCTTCCAGTTCCTTCAGCCTGGCTTCCAAAGATTCCCGCGCTTCTCGCTCCCGCCGCGCTTCTTCTCGCGCCGCTTCGCGTTGCTTAGTTATCTCCGAAAACCGCCGTTCCAGCTTAGGATTCGGCTTCTTTTCCTTCGCCTCATCTGTTGCTGTCGCATCATTCCCTTCCCCGTCTTGTCCACTTTGATCTGCCTCTGCTACCGGCTCGGCTTCTGGTGCCGCCTCGTTCGCTGGCGTTTCAACTAGACCAAGTTTCTGGGCTGTGAATTCCGCTAAATTCTCACTAGTCACGACATTCGCGGCTAGTCTTTCTTGCACTTCAGACATAGGGCATCCCTAAGAATTGACCCAGTGATCGCACTGGTACGTTTATTGTCATCCTGTATTTCTATTCTGTCAAACCATCGGCGGCTGTTCCATCGGCTGCTGCGGCATTTGCTGCATAGCTTGCTGGGCGGCGATTTGCGCCTGCTGCCCTTGCATCGCTTGCAGGATCAGCTCTTGCCCCGCCTGAATGAACGGGTTGCCGGTTTCATTGACCTCGCCCTCGGCAAACTGCATTTGGGCGCGTTGCTCGGCATCCCGACGGGCGATCTCGGCGCTCAAAGCCTGCATCGGAACCCCCGCCAGCACCAGCCTCAGCATGGCATCGACTTCGACCTTGTTCTGGTCGGTCGTGGCTTTTAGGTTGGCTTGGTTGATCTTCGCCTCGTTGATGGTGTCGGTGTTGTAAGCGCGGCTGATAACGTCCATCAACTTGCGGCGGCTTGCGCCTTCCTCGCGAATCTGGGCGACCTGACCGCGATTCTGAATCTCCAACTGCATGGCCATCATCTGCTGCTGCATATCGGCAATCGTCTTTTGCGCTTGCAAAATCTGCATTTGCGCCTGCGGTGGGATGTCGGATTTTGGATCAATCTGCGACAGCGGGTTCATCGCCGCCAAGCGGTCGGCAATCACATCTGCGCCTGGGAAATCCATGTTGCGGAACAGCAAATCCCCTGCCGCTTGGAACACCGCAGGCTCGGCCATCAGCGGCATCATGGTGTCCACAGCCTGCTGGCGCTTTGAGTTGTAGCCAGGGCCGGTGTCCATGACCACATCGTAAAGCCCGACCGTCACATCGTTTAAGACTTCGCCCGTCGCTTGAACTTGGTTAATCGTCACCATGTCGGGCTTGCCATCGACCCCAATAATCCGCAATACGCGCTGGGTGTCGTAAATCTTCGGGATTAGGTCGAGAATGATCTTGCCCGTGTGCTTGATGCTGCGGGTCATGTTGTCGTAAAAGTGGAAATTGCTTAAATCCACTTGCATTTGCTGGCCTTGCAGCGCCTTGCCTGACAGGTTGCCTGGTAACGCCTGCGCAGGGTCGAATATGCCCAAGACCGTCTTTAGGTCGTCAGCAATCGCGCCGGACGCAACCATAATCCCATCAGGCGGCGGCTCCGGCTGGATGCGCTGCGGCACCGGCGCAGGCACGCCCTCAATGTCTTTTTGCTTGTATCTCAGAACTGGCGTGGACTTGATGTTAGCCAACGCCCATTCGGATTCATGCCCTTCGTCCTGCCCCTCGGCGATTAGCCATTTCGGTTTGGGTGCCAGCGCGATGCTCTCGGTCAACGCCGTGCGCCAGAAATTGAACATCCGCTGCGGGTCTTTGGCGAACCGAACCAGCCCGTACTTTTTGCGCTTGCCCTCAACTACGACC